CGGGGCCTCTCCGGGGGACCGGCGAGGCCGGACCTCGCGCGCGGTCGCAGGTTCGCAAGGGGGGGGTTCCAGGTCCGTCCAGGTCGGTTTTCCAGCGCCAGGTCGGCCTGCAGACCGCCTCGTGGAGGTGATCGGTGAAGCGTAGCGGGCCTCCACCCCAACCGCCCGAGCTGCGGCTCCTCCGTGGCAACCCCGGCAGGCGCCGCATCACGCCCCGGGCCGCGGAACCCGCGACTGGTGCGCGTTGCCCGAAGTGGCTCGACCCCGCGGCGAAGCGCGAGTGGCGCCGCCTCGCCCCCGAGCTCGAGCGGCTCGGTGTGCTCCGGGTGATCGACAGGGCGGTTTTTGCCTGCTACTGCGCCGCCGTCGCGGAGTTCCAGTGGGCGACCGAGGAAGTGCGGCGGGGGGGTCGGATCGGGCGGGTCAAGAACGGCGCCGAGTACGTGCTGCCGGCCGCCAGCATCGCGGCGAACGCCTCGAAGCGGATCCGCGACCTCGCGTCGGAGTTCGGCATGTCGCCGGCGTCGCGCGCCAGGGTGACGTTTCCAGGGAACGGAGAGACGGCGGACCCTGACGAGCTGTTCCTCGGGCCGCGCCCGATTCAACCGCCGCCGCCGGCACCGCGCCGGCCCAAGGGAAACGACCGCACGAAGGATCAGGGTCACACCAACGAAGACTGAGGGGGAACCACCAAATGGAAAACACGCTGCTGAAGAAAATGGAGTACGAGGGGATCGACACGGAGCCGTTCCGACGACTCTGGGATCGAGTGACCGAAGCTTGGCGCGGGGTGAAGGCTTTGCCGGCTCCGACGCCAGCCGCCACGATCTGGTCGCTGCGACAGAAGATGCACAGGCTCGCCGCCACCGATCCACTGCGTGCGATCCAGGTGGCCCGGGAAGTGGAGGCCCTGATCGAGGGCAACCGACGGCTGGCGCAACAGCGTTGCGAAGCCAACTCGAGGGTGCGGGCGGCGACCCTGGCCGCAGTGATCGAAACGCGCCGGTTGCTCATGGAGGAGGTCGACCAAATCGGTGGGGAGATCGACGCAATCGCGGCCGCCAACCCGGAGTTGTGTCGCAGCGTGCCGGACGCGCTGCCGGTCGAGATCGTGCACCTCTACAATCGGTGGCGCGCGATCAACCGCGTCCTCTCGGAGACGACCTTGGCGGTCCGGCCGGATACAAAAGGCTACCGCCGCGCCCGTGACCCGCTGTGGTGCGTCCGAGAGGATCTCCGACCAGGCGTGGCCGATCGCCTTCGCGTCAACAACCCTGGCGTGTGCCTGGTCATGGGCGGACCAGGCCTGGTCGTACCAGGCCTGTGAGCGGGCCGCGCGGGGGCATCACGGGGATCGTGGGCAAGGAGATCCGCGTCTTCACGGCGGACCTCCGAGTCTCCAACGGCGCCGGTGCACCGAAGCTGTCCGGGCACATCGCGCGCTTCAACGTCCTGAGCGACGACCTGGGGGGGTTCCGCGAGCAGATCGCGCCGGGCGCCTTCCGCGAGACGATCGCGAGGGACGACATCCGCTGCCTATGGAATCACGACAACGGCCTCGTCCTGGGCCGGACGTCAGCCGGGACGTTGACCCTGCGCGAGGACGGAGTCGGGCTGGCCTTCGAGAACACGCCGCCCGACACCAGCTGGGTCCGCGACCGCCTGGTCAGCGTCAAGCGCGGCGACGTCACGGGCTGCTCGTTCGGGTTCTACACCGAGGACGATGAGTGGTCGACCGGACCTGGCGGCACGAAGATCCGGACTCTGAAAAAAATCACCCTGCTCGAGGTGAGCCCCGGGGTCACCTTCCCGGCGTATCCCCAGGCGGACGTCGCGCTGGCGAGCCTGCGCGCCTGGCTCGGGCATCGCGGCGGGGGCGGCCAGGCGGGATCCGCATCGGGGCAGCTGGCCATTCTGCAGCGCAAGCAGAGACTTCGCGCGTTGTCGCTCGGTATCCGCAGCGACACGCGGGCCACCGCAGACCGGGAACACGCGCAAGAGCAGCTGGCCGCGGGGGGGCGACGTCTGCAATCGCTCGCGATCGCATCGCGTCGGGACGGGGCAGAAGCCGATCTCGCCAGACGGAAGAGCCGATTGAGACAGCTGGCGCACGGGCTGGGACTGACGCGGGTCTGGTGACGAGGCAAATCTCCCGCGCTGACGTGCGCGCGAGAGGTGCAGAGCTCCAGTCTCTCTCGGCTTGAGGTCGCCCGGCCGCCGCGGCGGAGATTCGCGGCACGCCCGGCGGAGGCTGAGGGAGAGCGGGGAAGAACGGCCCGGGCCTCGCTGGGTGGGCGGGGCCCGGGCCCGAGCTTGGAGGACAGCGTGCGACGTCGGGAGATTCTACGCGATGCTGCCTCGCTCGAGATCCACCCTGCCACCAGCTGCGCAACCTTCAGCGCACCAGGAGCCGGTCGCCGCGGATGCTCCGCGGTCGACCGAGGCCTCCGCCGGCGATGCGCACGGCGATGCGCGACCCGGACCGATGCTCTGCGGCCACTCCCGGCGCTCCGTCTCCTGGCTCTCGAAGGGGACCGGCTTCTGCTCGAAGTGCGCGACGGTGCGCGCCGCCCAAGCCATGAACAGCCCGCCCGCGCGCAGCTGGCGGAAGGCGTGGGAGAGCCGATACCTGAGCGCGCGCACCGCCAGCCGGCCGACCACGGAAGCGCGCCCAGCGCGCCGCGAGGTGCCCTGGGGCGAGGTTCGCCGCCTGCTCGAGACCATGACGCAGGGGTAGACGCCGCCGCGGCCTGGTGCGGCTGCGACTCGCTGCGGAAGATGGCCGACCGCATCCAGGCGCGGGCCATCCGGCGCGCCGGCGAGCTGCTCAAAGAGATCGAACCGCAGCGCGGAGCCAACCAGAACATTAGTGGGGGCGCCCCCACCAAAGTCACGAGAGCGTCGGCCGCGCGCGACGCTGGGCTCTCGCGCGATCAGCGTGTGTCCGCGCTCCGCGTCGCGAGCGTCCCCGCCGCCACCTTCGAGGCCGCCGTCGAGTCCGAGCTCCGCGCCGGGGCTGCGTGATGGCAGGCCGAAAGGTCCCGACCCCGCCGCGCGATCCGCCTCCGGGCGGTCCAGAGGCTCAGCCGTCGCTGCTCGCGGAGCCGATGCGGATCGAGCTGGGACGTTCCTCAGTCGACGCACGATCGCACCCCCGACCTACATCCAACCACGACGCCCCGCCCCAGGAGGTCCCCATGACGCAGGAAGCCGAGCCGGCACGCGAACCGCAACCGTCGACGGCGCTCGCCAGGATCAGCCTGGACCCGCAGGCGTTGATCCACGCGGCGATCGAGAAGGGATCCGGGATCGAGACCCTCGAGCGCCTGGTCGCGCTCGCGAAGGACGTCCGGGCCGAGCAGGCCAGAGAGGCCTGGCATGCCGCCATGTCCGAGTTTCAGCGCCGCTGCCCGAAGATCCGGCGGTCCGCGACGGCGAAGATCGCGAGCCGCCGCACGGGGGCCACGTTCAGCTACAGCTACGCGCCCCTCAGCGAGATCATGACGACCATCGCGCCGGTGCTGGGCGCCACGGGCCTGTCGGTGTCCTTCCGCGTGCGTTACGAGCCCGAGCGCGTGATCGCGAGCTGCAGGGTCGCACACGAGCTGGGGCACCACGAAGAGAGCGGCGACGTCGCGATGCCGGTGGTTGCCGATGACGGCGCCGGCGCCAGCCCGCCACAGCGCGTGGGCATCGCGTCGACCTACGCGAAGCGCTACGCGCTCCTGGCGATTCTCGGGCTCGCTCCCCAGGACGATGCGCCGCCGCGGCAGGGGCAGGGGCAGCAGGGCGCGACGCCGGCGCCGCCCGCGCGCCAGGTCTGGACGGGGGCGGTGCGGCGCGTCAGCAGTGAGGCGACAGGGGGGCTCTGGGCGGTCGTGGGGGAGGACGGCACGCAATACGTGACGCCCGACAAGGCGGTCGCCGACTTCGCCCGAGAGGCCGGCACATCGTGGGTCCGCATCGTCTGGGAGCAGACACCCAAGGGCAGGAAAATCGTCGGCCTCGAGCCTGCGGTGAGCCGCGAGACCGGAGACGAAGGGCCGGATTCCTGAGGCGGCGCCGTGGTCGCGGGGGGGTTGGGTTGATCCGCTGGGACGATCTCGTAGCGGTATCCGCCGCGCGACTGGACGCGGGGCAGCCCGGCCGCCTCGACGGCCGCCTTGCATTCAGCTGCAGTCGGGTGAACGAAGGCCGCCCATGCGCCGATGATCTTGCGGTCGTTGCCCCTGTCGTCACGGATGAGGATCGACTCGCCGCCGGAGTAGAGCTTCCGCACGGTCACGGGCTCGCAGGGCTCGAGGTCGGGTACGTCGGGCATCTTCCCGCCACCGAGGCCCGGAATCATCAGGGTCATGGGGTTGAACCCGGCCAACTTCATCGCCAGGTACACCGTCTGACCCTTCTCGAGCGGCTTCGCCGGTTCCGCCGCCAGGGCGGGCGCCGCGAGCGCGCAGGCTGCAGCCAGGGCTGCGATCTTCCTCTGCATAGGGTGGGCCTCCTTCTGAGCAGGCATCGGCCGCAAGATGGCCGCCTGCGCCGGCCGAGATCGCATGGGTGTGGATCTCAGCTGGGGTCCGACCGCTTCACAACTGGCGGCGCCTCGTGGCGCATCGCCTCACTGTATCGCTGCGACCCCCACTCGAGGAGCTGCACGATTCGCGACAGGCGCGCGTTCGTCTCGGCGAGCTTGCGCTTGATGTCGACCACGGCAGCGCACAAGACGCAGAACAGGATGAAGACGGTCACGGAGGCGACGAACACGATCAGCAAGGACAGGACGTCAGCCGCGGAGCTTTGCATGCCCTTTACCTACCCGGTCGCCGATCGGCTGTCAAGCCGGTCCCGGCGTTGACGCGCCCGGCCCTCAGGAGTAGATTCCGCGCTGTCTAGGGCACGACGTATGAACCGCGAACCTCGCAGGACTCTCACTCAAGAATCCGACCTCGCCGCTTCGGCGGCGGGCCCGGCCTTCTGGCGTCGTGCCCTAGACAAGCGCGGCTTCCGGGGGGCCGGTGTTCGTCCCCCCAACGCCGCCCCGAAAGGGAGGCCAGCATGGAAATAGTGCGTCCCCCGTCGTCAGCTCTTCCCCCGCCGGGTCAACCGCCTGCCGGTGACGGCATGCTGCAGGAGATCCTGGAGCGTGTCCGGTTGCTCGATCCGCTCGAGCAGGTCACGCGGCGCGGGTTCGAGGACGCCGCGATCGAGTTCATCGCCGTGCACGGGTCGACTCTACGCTCGCTGGACACGGTGCGAGGTCGATTCAGGAAGATCGGACCCTACTTCGCGGGCAAGATGGTTCACGAGATCACATCCGGGGCAGTTCAGGACATGATCGCCGACCGGCTGAAGCAAGGGCTCTCCCGTGCGACCGCCATGCGCGATCGCGCGCAGATGTCCAAGTTCCTCGCCTGGTGCGTCGAACGAAAGTATGCGGCGACCAACCCGGTCAGTCGGATCCCGAAGATGCGAGAGAACAATGCGCGCACCCGGTGGCTCACGGTGGATGAGCTCGGGCGGCTGATGCGGGAGGCCGAGAGGTCGCGCGGGGGCATGTTGGCGCCGCTACTCTTCGCGGCCCTGCACACGGGCGCTCGGATGGGCGAACTCCTGAAACTCGAGTGGCGCTCCGTCGACCTGGTCGCCGGTGTGATCACGTTCAGGGCCGAAACGACGAAGACGCTGCAATCGCGCGTGGTGCCGATGGTGCCGGGGCTCGTGCAGGTGCTGACGGACTGGCGCGCGGCGCAGCGTGCGTGCCATGGGCCCTGCGCGAACGTGTTCACCTACCGGGGGCGCAGCGTTCAGGGCATCAAGACCGCGTTCGGCCAGGCATGTCGGCGGGCGCGGATCGAGGACTTCCGCTGGCACGACATCAGGCACTGCTTCGCCTCATATTTCATGATGAACGGCGGGGACCTCTACCGCTTGCAGAGCCTTCTCGGGCATTCGAGCCCGATGACGACCGCGAGATACGCACACCTCAGCTCTAAGTTCATGAACGAGAGTCGGTCGCACATCGGGATACCTGGCCGGGCCGGCAAGGTGGAGCAGCCCGTGGTCGAGGTGCCGCCGGATCCCCCTG